TGCTGGGGTGCAATCTATTCTGTAGAGGATTATACCAAACCCCATACTCATGGCCCTGCATTGTGGTCGTGGGTTTATTATATACAAGTACCTAACAATGCCCCACCCCTTTATTTCTCAGAAGCAAATTTGAGAATACATCCTAAACCAGATGAACTAATACTCTTCCCTGGTCATGTTCTACATGAAGTGCCAACTGCAATAGGCATGTCAGAGGAAAGAATTGTTCTTGCTGGAAATATCTACCTAGACTATCGGAACATGTAGTATAAATAATCTACATGAACGAAAACTATTTCATGGGCCTCGATGGCTTTGTATGGTTTACTGGTGTTGTAGAAAATCGTAATGACCCTGCAAAACTTGGTAGAGTACAAGTCCGTTGTTTAGGATACCATACACAAGATTTAAATGATATCCCATCAAAAGATTTACCATGGGCTCATGTCATGCACCCTGTCACCGACCCTGCACTGCAAGGTATGGGAAACTCACCTAGTTTTTTACTAGAAGGAACATGGGTAGTCGGATTCTTTCGTGATGCAAACGAAAAACAACAACCACTTATCATAGGTTCACTACCAGGCATACCAGGTTCAACTGCAGATATGACAGAGGGATTTAATGACCCACAAGGACAATACCCATCGGCAGACATTGACCATTCAGGTCATGGATTAAATGAATCAGATGTATCAAGACTTGCAAGAGGACAAGATGCAGAAACTCATGAACTATTAATTAATCGTAGAGGTACTCAATGGAAAGAAATACCTACTGCAACCAAACCAGATGTATCAACAGTATCAACAAATTCTAAAGCAGAAACTGCTGGAACTTTTGATGAACCCAATCCTCGTAATGTAGAAAAGACTGGTGGGTCAACAGGTGTCTATCCTTTCAATCATGTATACGAATCTGAATCAGGTCATGTGTTTGAGATAGATGATACAACAGGTGGAGAGAGATTATTAAGACAACACACATCTGGTACCTTCGAAGAAATTGTTGACACAGGTACAAAGACAGTTAAGGTTGTAGGTGACAACTATGAATTGATTGCTGGTGCATCTAACATTTATGTGAAAGGAAATATTAATTTAACATGTGACGGAACTAAGAGAGAAAAGATTACAGGTGATTATATATTAGAGGTTGGTGGTGACTTCACAAGAAAGATACACAAATCAGAACAAGTTAAGATTGGTGCTGGAGAAGCTGGTGGAAATCTAGAAGAAGAAATAATTGGTAATCATGGATTTAATATTTCTAATTCTGTATCTGGTGCAATAGGTTCTACAGAGAAAGGTACAGCAAAAGATTGTGATATTACTATTGGTGGAAAAGAAACAAGAACGATTGGTGGAACTTATGATATAACTTCTGTTGATAGTTATTCTGTAGTATCTTTAAAAGATGTATTAGTAGGAGCAAGTAATAATATAACAATGTCAAGTGTTAAAGGAACTTCTATATCTTCTGGTACAACCATGACAGTTAAGGCTGCAACAAATCTAGATATTAAATCAGAGGCAGTAGGAACAATGACATTCGAGGGTGCATCAAGTACTATAAATCTTTCTGGTTCAGGTAGTACAATTACAACTACACAAGAAGTTACTGCTAATACTATTGCACTTACAACTCATACACATACTGATACAGAAGGTCTGGCAGCTAACATAACATCAGCACCTAATGCATAGGAGAAAACAATGGCAGATATAAAAATTGACGGAACAGATTCTACTAAGATAAATCTTGATGTAGATGATTCAAATGATTTAGTATTAAATTTAACGGGTGGTGATAAAGGTTTACGATTACACATGTTAGAAACAATTTATCCCGTTGGTTCTATTTACACCAATGCTGGTGTTGCAACAAACCCTGGTACACTACTAGGTTTTGGAACATGGACAGCATTTGGAGCTGGTAGAGTTATGGTAGGTGTTGATTCAAGCGATACTGATTTTGATGCAGTACGAGAAACAGGTGGTTCAAAAACACACACATTAACAATAGCAGAACTACCAGCACATACACACCAATTAGGTTCTAATGATTCAGGCACAGGAACAGGTGGTGCAGCAAATGTAGAATTTACAAGAAGTTTTGGAGAGGGTAATGGTGCTTCTGTAACTTCTAGTTCTGTTGGTTCAGGTAATGCTCATACTATTGTACAACCATACATCACAGCATACATGTGGAGAAGAACAGCATAATGGCAGACTTTACAACAGCAGATTTAGAGGGAGCAAATGAGTTATTAAATAAAACTCTTACAGATGCTAAAGCATTAAAGGATAGTCTTGTTGCTCAACATGGGGCAGATGCATCCACAATGCTCGCAGATGTAGAATCTAAAGTTACAGATTTAATATCATCAGTATCAAACATGATACCAGAGTTGCCTACTATTCCTAATGTAAATATGCAAGGAGAATTTGCAGCACTTGCAGATATTGATATCTCAACCCAAGCAGGACTTGAACAGTTTACTACACAAACAGCAAATATAACTTCACAGTTTGGAACTGCAATGGCGGACAAAGGATTAGATATTGATTCTCTTGCTACACAAATACAATCAGGTGGAAAAGATTTAGTCGGTGACTTACTTCCAAACTTACAATTACCAGATGGTGAATCACTTCCTATTGAGTTACCTTCTAATATAAAAATACCATCTAAAGAATCATTAAAAGAAACACTTACTTCTACACCTACACTTGAAACTATAGCTTCAGATGATGCATTAGCAAAATTAAGAAATGCTGCTGATGATGTTGTAGAAGAAGAAAAAACTAAAACTGATACACCTATAGATACACCTAAGGAAGGTTATACAGTAGTTAGTACAGGAGAGATTGCTGGAATTAAAACAATTAAAACAACTACTACAACTACTACAACTGATAAGGAAGAAACAATTCCGCCAGAAGGTACTAACAGAAAGAAAAAAACTAAAACATATAATCTTTTAGGTGGTGTAGGAAGTCCTAGAAAATATAAAAAGTATCCTGCTAGTTATCCTAACTACCCAGGCGCAAAAGGTATATTTGTTGGATTTCAAAGAAGAGGTTGGGATGATGATAAGATAGCAAGAAGACAAAAGAAAGAAGAAGATAGATTATTTGCAAGAGCAGAAAGAGGTCAAACAATTTATACTCAGAATCAGCAGTTTGATGAATTGGGTAATTGGAGAAAAGACACAAATGGATTTGTTTATTATGATATAAGATATAATCGAAAGAAAGTGGTTAAAACTTAATATAATGAAAGAATCTATTATAAATAATAATTAAATAACTAGAGATTACTAATGTCCGCATACAAAGATGCCCAAGCTCAAAATGATATCAGTCGTAATGCCAGACAGTATTCTGATTTAGATTTATTCTTTACTAAGAAAACTGTAGGTTCTGATGTTAATAAAGTAACTGATATACAAGCAGTTAAGAGGTCATTAAGAAATCTAATAAACTTAAATGCTTTTGAAAAACCATTCCACCCAGAAATATCTGGTGGGGTTCGTGAGTTATTATTTGAAAATATATCACCTATGGTTTCTGCAGTACTAGCTAGAAAGATAGAAGATGTTATTAACAACTTTGAACCAAGATGTAGATTAGTATCAGTTAGAGCAATACCTGATTATGATAGAAACATTTACAATGTAGCAATAGAATTTTATGTAGTTAACGCACCCACAGAACTAGTAGACTTATCAGTCATGTTAGAGAGATTAAGATAATGGCAACAAACGATAAAAGATTAAGAGTAACAGAATTAGACTTTGACAACATCAAAGATAATTTAAAAACATATTTAAAAGCACAAACAGAATTTAAAGACTATGACTTCGAAGGTTCTGGTATGAATATTCTATTAGATACTCTTGCATACAATACTCACTACTTAGGATTCAATGCTAACATGTTGGCAAATGAAATGTTTTTAGATAGTGCATCACTTCGTTCAAGTGTGGTATCTCATGCAAAAACTTTAGGTTATGAAACAACATCAGCAAAGGCATCTAATGCTACAATTAATATAAATTTAACAACAAATTCTAATACAAAAACAATGTCGGCAGGTACAGCATTTACTACAAGTGTTGACGGAACTGATTATCAGTTTGTCACAATTGCTGATGTGACTGCAAGTAATACAGGTAGTGCTGTTCCATTTGATAGTGTAAAAATTTATGAAGGTAGTTATATTACAACAAGATATACAGTAGATACTTCTGATGTTGACCAAAGATTTTTATTAAGTGATGCTAATAGTGATACTTCTACTTTAACAGTTAAGATACAAACATCAAGCTCTGATACATCAACTACAACTTATACTAAAGCAACAGACATAACACAACTTACCTCAAGTAGTACTGTTTATTATTTACAAGAAACTGATAGTGGTTTATTTGAAGTTTACTTTGGTGATGGCACAGTTAGTAAAGCTTTATCAGATGGTAATATTGTTGTGCTACAATATGTGGTCACAAATAAAACTTTAGCAAATGGTGCATCAACTTTTAGTTCGCCTTCAAGTATTGATGGTGTTTCAACAATTACAGTTACAACTGTATCAGGTGCAACTGGTGGTTCAGAAGCTGAAAGTATAGATTCAATAAAATTACAAGCTCCACTAGACTATGCAACACAAGGAAGATGTGTTACAGTAGATGACTATAAAACTTATACTAAAAAATTATTTGCAAACACTCAGGCAGTTTCTGTTTGGGGTGGAGAAGATGGTAGTTATGATACAAGTACAGGTGTATCATCTAACCCAGAATATGGTAAAGTGTTTATTTCAATTAAATCTACAACAGGTGAAAATTTAACAACTGTACAAAAGAGTAACTTAGTCACAGCATTTGCTCCATTTAAAGTTGCTTCAGTCACACCAGTGGTTGTAGACCCAGAAACAACTTTCTTAATTTTAAATGTTAACTTTAATTATGATTCAACAGCAACAACATCTACTAAAGATGAGTTAGCAAGTTTGATATCTACAACCATATCTAATTATAACTCAACAGACTTACAAGAGTTTAATAGTTCGTTTAGACATTCTAAATTATTAGGACTAATTGATGATACAGATACATCTATATTAAATAATACAACTACAGTCACTCTGGGTAAATTTTTTACACCAGTAAGTGAAACATCATCATATAATATTAATTTTAACAATGCATTTTTTAATCCCCATTCAGGTCATAATGCAGTAGGTGGTGGAGTAATTGCATCTACAGGATTTTATCTAGATAATAGTACAACAACAGAATACTTTTTTGATGATGATGGCTCTGGTAATTTACGAATTTATTCTTTATCCACTGGTCAAGTAAGAACATATCTAAACTCAGAAGCAGGTACAGTAGATTATACTAATGGTACAATTAGTACAACAGCATTATTAATTTCTGCAGTATCAAATGTAGATGGTGCAGCATCAACACAAATTCGTATAACAGCAATTCCAAAATCAAATGATGTAATACCTGTAAGAAATCAAATATTAGAAATAGATTTAGTTAACACAACAACAGGTGGAACTGTTGACGCACAAGCGACTACAGGTGTAGGATATACTGTTACCTCAACAGGAACAACTTCAACTACAACTGTATCAACACCTTCATCTACACCAACAAGTTCGGCGTATTAGATGAATGGCAAAAAATAATTCAAAATTACTAACTAAAGTATCACCACTCATTGAGGGTCAGGTACCTGATTTTGTACAATCAGAACATCCTAAGTTTGTAAGATTTCTTAAACATTATTATCAATACCTAGAGGCAGGTAGAATCACTTACACAGGTGAGTTAGATTATTTAAGACAACAAACTAATACATTAGAATTTATTTTAGATGAAACTGGTAATCGTATTGTCACTGAAAAAGGAACAGGAACTACAGGTTTATTTGTAAATGGTGAAACCATTACAGGTGCAACATCTAAAGCAACTGCAACAGTATTAGTAGAAGATGGTAGAAATAGATATCTCTATATATCTTCT